ACATCTTTAGGATATTTAAATGTTGCTTCGGTATTAAATAATACCCTAAATAGTAATTTATATGCTTCTTCTGTGCCTTTTGTTTTGTAAATATCTTTAAAATGTTTGACAAAAGTTCTCTTATCTGCAACAATATTTCTTGGTAAATCATCGCCATAATTTACAAAAAAGTTTTCAATTAATGAATCAATAGTATAATCAATGTCCGCATATAATCTTGAATTTTGTAATAGTTCTTGAGGATGTTGATCTTTTTCTAAAAATTTATAATATGCCTCTAAAAATTTTACAAAATTTGAAGTAGTATCCGTTCTTACAAATTTTGCATATACATTACTTATTGTGACATTTATATTATCACTAACTTCTACCGATGAAGAAGATAATACTTTAGTTACAAAAACTGTATTTGTAATTGCGGGATATACTAATTTATCGCCAGCAACAATATCTGCAGTAGATCCAACTTTTACAATTCTTGGGTAACTACTAGAATTTGCAGATATTATTTGTCTATTTTCAGCAACTGATTCACCTACCCGAATAAACTCGGGTATTTGTGCAGCAAATATTGAAGATAATTTTTCTTTTATTCTACTCATGCTGCAATTACATTAACTGTAAGTCCCGGTACTCTATTTCCAGTACTATTAAGTGTACTATCATCCAATAATAAAATTTGATTTCTATTAACAGTAATATCAAGATACGCATCCTGTACTTCAGCATTTATTCGTATATCAATAATATCAGAAACATATCCAGTATAATATAAATTGTAAATTTCTACCACACCTGTACCATAATCAATAACACCATACATATCATTTAAAACTACCCCAGTATCAGCATCTATTAATTTAATAGTACCTGTTCCTAAATTATTTGGAAAAGAATCATTTGGATAATCTTTTAATGTTGCATTCTTAGAATTACCTTGATATGAAACTATAAAATTGGTGCTGGTTACTGTTCCGGGTTTTAGTCCGTTTTTAAAATTTATAGTATTTGCGCTTATATAATTGTTTATAGAATTTGCAACTGGTTCAATTCTTCTTTGCAATTTAACCGTCATTAAATTTCCAATAATATAATCATCTATACTGTCAATATTCTTTGATAATTTGGAGAATACAAAGTCTTTATCAAATTGCTGTAAATTATTGTAGAAGTAATTATTAACTTCCGTTATAACAAAATTATTAATTTCTGTGGCAGATAAAGTACTCTTTGCAGAATCATACCTAACTTTAATTGATAAATTCACATAAAAATATTCAGGGTCAATAAATTCTGGAGCAATTCCTAATACTTGTTTGCTTTGTAATATTACTTTTGAAATATTATTTTTTGTATCTTGATTTACCTCGTACCCATCGTATGGTTTTAATGAAATAATAACCTTGCCATATTTTGGTGGATCATTATTTTCGCCACCCCATACAGCAATTGATTCTACCAAAGGAAAATCTTTTTCTATTAATGCCTTATAATCTGCATCTGTAACTGCTCTATTTTGCGATGCTGAAAATTTTGGAGCTCTGAATTTTATGCTCTCAATACTTTCTTTTGCCTTGCCGCCTCTAGAATTTGTTGTTGCAGTAACTGCACCCAATACTGAACCGCCTCCAATAGTTGTAGCGCACGTGAACGATTGTGAAATTGTTCCAGCAACATTGCCAACGGTGCCGCTAGTAATTAAATAATTAATAATAATTAAATTATTTCTAGTTAATTTTTTACCTACTACTCCGTCGCCAAAATAAATTTGAAATCTTCCAATTGCAGTTTCCTCAAGAAAAAAAACTTCCGAGGTATCTGTTACACCCAGGGTATCTTCCGCAAGCGTGTAAATTGTTTGCGCAGTATCTGTAAATGAATTCTGAACAATTACTTGCATGGTTGATGTATCAATATCATCATTTGGTATAACATATTTTTCCGACGGGCCCGCAACATCTACGGTATAAGTATATTGAATTGGTATACCTTCAACTAATTCTATATTATTAAAAGTGTATATTCCGGCACTTGGTTGAATTGTTACAGAGTTGAGATTTACAAATGTAAATGTTGCATTGTCAATTGTTGTGGTGAACGGAGTATATTTTTCCAAAGTTAAAAAATTTGGAGAATTTGTTGGATCAGTTACAGTAAATGTTAATGTTGCCCTTGCGCCCCTTGCAGAAACAGGAGTATATCCTAGGTGTTTCGCAATAGATACTGCCGATGATCTTTTCACTGCAGAATCCAAGAACATATCATTAATGACCATGCTGGCCAAATACGCATTATAATGAGTATTGTATGATAAAAGATCTAGTAAGATTGATAGACCAGAACCTTCAAAATCAAAATCGGTAAAGTATGGCGCACCATCATCGGCGGTATAATTCTTTAAAAATTCTTTTAGATTTGTTTTTATTGTATCAAAATCTAACTCTGCGATTCTTAAATTTGCCATTATCTTACTCTATTAAGTGTTGTTGTTACTGTTACTGGATCCGAAACATTATTAATAGTAAAAGATATTTCTATACCAACTTCATTGCTATCGTAATTGTCTACGATAATAACATCAGTTACAGTTGCTCTTGGTTCAAACTTTGAAATTGTATCTTTTATAGATTTTTGCAATGCAGAAGTAGTACTAGGGCCTGCATTTTCAAATAATAAATTGCTAACTTGACTGCCTATTTCAGGATGAAACGGTCGTTCATAATTCTTTGTTAGTATCAGATTTTGTATAGACGTTTTGACGGCGTCTATGTTCTTTAGAACTAGAACGTCCTTTGTGTACGGATGTGGATTAAAAATTAGATTTAAATCCGTAAACCGTCTAACGCCTTTATTAATGGTGGCCATTTTAATATTTATTAAGAATTCGTTTTTCTAGATACATTAAATTATAAATAATACCCTTTATTTATAGTAACTTTACAAACAGATTTTTGGCTCCGGGCGACGCAGTACTGTGATTAAACATTGTACCATATGGCATTGCGGATTTTGAACCATCTTGGGCGGATGCAATATGAATCCAAGAAATTGTTCCAGAAGGTCTTGTTGCGTATTCTAACAGAATCTGTTTAAACGGCAAGTTATCTGCTATCCATTTTGCAATAGTATAATATTCTGAAAAAGAATGTCCGGGGAATTGTAAATCTACAGCACATCCCTTATTATGATTTGACCCCTTACCTACCCTAAATCCGCTGGTAATTACAACATCCGAATAGTTTTCAAATATTGGATCTAACATATTTACCGCCAAATGCTTTAGATTTCCAACAATGTCTGCTTCAGATAAACCTTCTTGGGCCTGCACCTCAAAAGATGTTGCCGTTGGTTTTGTAGTTAAATCTCCCAAAGTATAATATTTTGATAGTTGTAAGGAACGTGGGAATTTTGCAAATTTCTTAAATTCTGAGGTATCTACTGATTTTGGAGCAATACTTCTTGTAGCAGTACTACTTTCTCCTTGAGTTAATTCTAAATCTGGATTAATTTCTCCGGCAGTTATTCTTTCTTTTGATAGTGCGTCTGCATCCGGTTCTAAACTATCTCCTAAGAAAATACTTCCAGGAGCATCTGGACGTATTAAATCGCCCGCATCCGCATCCGCAGAATATACTGTAACTTCTGAAGGAGTAGGATATACTGGTAATTTTGTCCCAGCAATTGAAATTGATCCGCCGTGAGTAGTAATTGATGTAGCATCAATTTGTGCAAGTAACCCACCTTTAAAACTAGCAGTAGATGAACTGCCGGATTGTAGTGCAAGATCCCCGCTAGATTTTGCCGAGAATGTTCCATCTTTTGCATTAATAGCAATGCTACTTCCTTGTATATTTACCGGGCCATTACTGGTTAATTGTAAACTAGATTTTCCAGAAACAATTATATCTTCTGCTATTACTTGTACTGTTTTTGCCGATTGCACCAAAGTGGATCCGTGTCCGGTAACATTCAATGCCCCGTTAACTTCAATATCTGCATCATTTTCAATTAATATTTTCGTTGCGCCGCCAACAGTTAAATTATACGCGCCTTTAACATAAACATATCCATTTCTGTCGCAAACTTCGTAGTTATCACCAACTACTTTTTTAACCATTGTGCCGTTTATATCAATTTCTATATAGGTGCCTTTTTTATGATAAACGTGTATGCGTTCCGCATTAGGTGTATTGTCAAATTCAACCACATGGCCAGCTTCAGTTTCTATTACCTGATTACTAGGATATCTTGCATTGTAAGCAGGAGTTGGTTCGCTCCAAGTAGAACTTGAACTTGCTTTTTTTATAGATGTTTTTCTGTTTTTAGATTTAACTGAAAAATATGCATGAGTTTTATCTGTTACTGCTAGTTTATTTGTATCTGGCTTTCCGTCGTAATCTTTCTTAGGATAAACTCGATTAGGATCAATAAATCCCTGTTGCTGAGATAAAATAGAACTATTTAATGGGCCCGCAGGATCAAAATTTGGATTACTTATGTTGGGGCCTTCGTTTGTATTTGGCTCAGGCGCACCTGTTATAGTGCCCATCATTATAGGTTGTTGTTTTTCCTCCCCGTCCAAAAACCAACCAACGACCCAAGTACCTTCAACTGGTCCTATAGGTGTAATACCTATACCTGATGTACTTGCAGATGTTATAGGCGTCATTGCCAATGCCCATGGTAAATCTCTGGTAGGCAATATTGTTACATCTTCAGGATGATAACCAACAATCCTAACTCGGCATCTACCTAATTTTTCTGGATCATTTCTATCTTCAACTACTCCAAACCACCAGATGAAGTTTGGATTTCCGTACATATGTTGCATATTAAATATAATCCCAATTAATTTCTGTAGGTTGCGAATCTCGAATAACTTCCATCGTAATCATATGTTTTGCGATATTAATCTTGTGATGAATTGATGTTATTAAATAACTACCTGAGTATTTTTGATCCAAGTGAGACTGGCTTATCTCTGCTTCTCCTGCAGGAGAAACATCAGGAAAATCTATGGATATTATTCTTCCTGCTTCTACATCGGTTCTACCATATATTGTTATATTTAATTTTAATGAATTTAAATCTAACATATTAGATAAACGATTACCATAGATGTCATTCATTTTTTCAGAATAATTATTATTAATATAATTATGTATTCTTGGATTTACAGGATACACCCTTACATGACTATCAAAATTTCGTATTACAGTAGTCTCATTAAATATTGGTTTTGGATTAAATTTTATTGCATGATTATACTTGCGAAATTCTGAAACATGGTCGTAGTAAGTATTATTTCTTTTCTTATGTATTAAATCAACACCTATAAATTTACTGGCAAAATATCCATTATCCAAGTTTGAAAGATAATCAAATCCATTAACAATATCAATAGATTGTATTAATCCCATTTTTTCCGATATGTCGTCGGTTCCTCGCATAACACTTGTTGCAGAATACTTATAATTTCCTATTGTATTTTGTGCATCAAATAGGCTTTCTATACTACCAAAATAGAAAGATTTGTTTGTTTCCCAGAATAAAAAATTACATGATTTGCCTGATTTTGGTATTGATTTTTTAGACAACCAGTTTATACAATCAAATGGAGTCCATCCTGGACTAACAAATTTAACATTATTTTCTGTTTCCGAAAAAATAACAACGGGGGTTTTATTTAAACCGGGTACAATTGCTCCGGATAGATTACCATTTTCAAATACTAAATTTCTAACAGTTAATAAATTCTCTGCAAATATTTTTTCTACAAGTGTACTAATATCTCCGGAAAAAGCATTGTACATAGGAGATAAAGAATCTATTATTCCCTCTTGAGATACAAATTTTAATTTGTAAAGTTGTGTATTTTGGTCTCTTATTATCTGTCTATCTTCTACAGAAGTTATCTTAAAAGTTTTATGTATCCTTGAGTCAAATCCCGGAGTAGTTAAGTTTACTATAAGATATTCGTCCCCAATAATAGGTATGCTTTTTATTAAGTTTCTGCTATCAGAAATTACAATATCGCCTGATAAAATATTATTAAAAATACTTTCAAAAATATTTAATTCAACAAGATAATCCAATAACGATATGTATGTATTATTAGATACAAGGATTAGTTGATCTATAGATACTTCGCCTGGCGATTGAATCGCATTCTGTACAGACTGTGTCATTGAGTAATTAATTCAGTAAAATTTGCATCTATAGAAGATACTATTTCCGGTTTTAAAATATTGATTTGTCGTCTTTTCTCATTTAGTGCATCTTCATACATAAAGTTTGTCACTGGATATAATGATCCTGATGGAAAATTTTGTAGAACTAAATTAACCTGTATATTCTGATTCGTTTGTTCCAATTCAACCGATCCCGGATTTATAAAGGTTGAATCTTCTCGCATTGCTCGGTATCCATTAACAACATACCCTTCCATATTTACATAATGGTGCAATTTATTAATATTTGATGCGCCGTATTTTCCATTACAGTATTTAATTAAATCATTGTAACTTAGATGCCAATCAAATCTAGGATCTATAATATTATTTGTTAACAAAATAACCCAGTGTAGTTCAGTATCACCATACCAATAATCTGCAACAATTTCTGGAGTCTCTCCATCTTTTATTGAATATTGTTCAAAGAATGCATCATTTTTTACTAATTCATTAGATAATGTTATTCTTCTTAAAATATCAGGAATAGTTTGCCTAGTTTTTCCATTATCTAATGTGTATTGTGTTAACGGGAATTTTTCAAAGAACATTTAGTATCCTTCTGCTATTATTGAGTCTTTTGTAACTAATTCTAATTCTCTAAAACTTAATGTAAGATTTATCTCAGAAGGAGCACCATTGTCAAAAGATGCAAATTGTTCTCCACCATAATCAACAGTCATATCAGTTAATGCACAACTCGCAATTTTATTAAAATATCCATTTACTTTATCATTGTAAATATATTCTATAGAAAATTCAGAGGGGTAGATATAAAAATAACCGCCATCTGATAATTCAGGATGCATATGTTCTTTAAACAATTGTATTATTTCTTTAACCTGTTTAGATTCGCCCTCACTCTTGGGCATAAATTTATATCTAAAATTAAATTTTCTATAATCAACCCCTTCAAAGAATACTTCTCTAAAAGGATTAGTTTTTACTTTCGCACCTAATTGAACAATATCTCCTAAAGATGCATTTCCAAATCCAGGAAGAATTGAAGGAATTTTTGCAAATTCTAAACCAATTGATTGGGCAATTTCTCCTCCGGCGTTGCTGCCGATTGTATCCGATATGGAGGTTTTTCCTGTTAGGAATCCGCCAAGTATTCCCATATCTTTATCTTGATAATTTACACCGTAACTAACTGTAGGTCTTTCCTGCATTGCCAATGTAATAACGCTTTTTAATCTAGCTTTGCGATCATCTGTAAGACCCGAAATTGCGGACTTTGCAGTTTCGAAACCAACAATTCCAGCTGGAATTCCCGCTGCCATCGTCAACGCCAATGCTCTGCCCGCTTTGAATGATGCAGATCCTCCAACATTAGGAATAATGCCTTTAACCGAACTTGCGACTGCACCGCCAACAACCAATCCAATCGCCGCAGCGGCTGCAGTCTTCGCACCGCTATTACTATTATCTCTTCTAGTATATGCGTCAGTATTTGATATTTCCCCGGTAGTTTGATATCTTCCAGTTTTCTTAAATTTTGATTTGCCTCGAACAGCAATAAAAAATTGAACGTAATGTAATAGATCCTTATTTACCCCTACCCCGTCAGGATAATGATATCCTACCACATCATATTTTCCTTGCCCTCTAATGTTTGGTTCCATTTTTTTCCTATAAATATATAGTTATTAATTATTTATATAAGTTATGTACACCAAAACCTATAAGGGCAAGTATCGAGTGACAAATGCTGCAAAGTATATGGGAGATATTACTAATATTGTATATCGGTCCTTATGGGAACTCCGATTCATGAAATGGTGCGATTCCAATGCATCGGTGGTAGAATGGGGGTCAGAAACAGTCGTTGTACCGTATATTTCCCCAATTGACAATAAAGTTCATAGATATTTTGTGGATTTCTACATAAAAGTGAAAACAAATTCAAATGGGGTTGAAAAATATTTAGTTGAGATAAAACCGGAAAGATTTACTAAACCGCCAACAATTCCAGAAAGAAAAACCAAAAGATTTATAGATGAGGTATTTCAGTATGGGGTAAACGATGCAAAATGGAAAGCAGCATTTGAATTCTGTAAAGATCGCAGTATGAAATTTATTATTCTAACCGAAAAAGATTTAGGAATAAAGAATTAAATGGTAAATAAGAATCCTTTTGAGACCATCAGAATTAATGCTGCCGGTCAAGAAAAATCATACCAATGGTATAAGCAACAAGTTTCAAATCTTGGTAAAATAAGTTCAGTAAATGAGGTTTTAAAAGATACCCCATTAGTTTCGAGCATACTGCCCGGAGAAATGTACTTATTTTACTACGATCCAAAGCATAAAGATACATTGCCATATTACGATAGATTGCCTTTAGTATTGCCTTTTAGAAAAGTTCCCGGTGGATTCTACGGTATCAATCTGCACTATTTGCCCTATATGATGCGTTTTAAGATTTTACAATTATTGTCAGATTATACTGTAAATAATAATGGAGATACTAGAATAAGATTGTCATGGAAATTGTTAGAATCAACATCTAGATTGGGGCCTGCAAAATTCGCAGTTAAACATTATTTGAATTCTCAGATTAGATCTAGATTTTATAAAATACAATATAATGATTGGATTACCGCATCGCAATTGCCTGTAGAAAAATTTGTAGGCGAACAGAAAACAACTGTCTGGCGCGAAGCACAAAAAGATGCATTAAAGTATCTATACTAAGGATTAGAATGAAATCTGCGTTCAACTTATCAAATTTTATCTCTGAAATAAGAGGTCGAGGACTATCTAAACCAAATAAATTTGAGGTTTGGTTTTCCCGTACGAATAGTGATTCTAAACTAGTAAGTTTATTTTGCGAAATATCAAATCTTCCAGGAATTAATATTAACACAAAAGGTCTTAGAATTTATGGCCCAGCATACCAAAAACCAGTATCTACAGAATTTGGTGGCGAGGCAATAACTATGACATTTTATGTAGATGCAAACTTTAATGTTAAAAAATATTTTGACGATTGGGTATTTAAGGTTGTAAATCCAAATTCTTTTAATGTCCAGTATCAAGAAGATTATACTTCAGATATCTTAATTAAACAACTAAACGAAAAAAATGAAATAATATATGATGTTACATTAATAGACGCATTTCCTAGAGCTGTTAATATGATGGACTTAAACATGGGCGCGAATAACCAAGCGCATAAACTAAACGTAACATTTAGTTACAGGAAATGGGTAACAACTGGGTCTAATAATTTTGCCCCTACAATAAAAGATCCTGTAAAAGCAATCGGGACAATAATTTAATTATAAAGGATATATTATGGCTTTACCAATATTAGAAACTCCATCCTACGAATTGACATTACCTTCAACCGGGAAAACTGTTAAATATAGACCATTCTTAGTTAAAGAATATAAAATACTTTTAACTAATGTAGAAGCAGATGTTGGGGAAATATCTAGAATAGTTACGGAACTTGTAGATAATTGTACGTTTAAAAAATTAGACATAGACAAACTCGCTCACTTTGATGTTGAATATTTGTTCCTAAATATTCGAGCAAAATCTATAAGTGAAAGT